TGGAGGAAATTAAGATGAAAGAATTGCAGATTGATATTAACACCATTATGGATGAGTATGATAAAAAAATTAGCGCTCTTAATAGAGATATTGTTTTATTAAGTGTTCAAAACAAAGAGCTTTTAAAAAAAGTTGAGAAATTAGAAACTCAGCTAAAGGCTGAGAATAGCTAACACCATCAAAACTAATTAATAATGATAATATAATCATTTTATATTTATCCTGCTGGGTGTGAGAGTCATCTGGCAGGATAAAAATCTTATTTTATACAGGAGGAATTTTAAATGGGAAAAATCGTAGATATTTCACATCACCAAGGAACTATTGATTTTTCAAAATTTTCAAAGGAGGTAGACCTTGCAATTGTACGTGTCCAATATGGCTCAACTGTTGAAGATAGAACCCACAAGAGGAATCAATCAGAATTGAAAAAGTACGGTGTTCCATTTGGGACATATGCTTATGGACGCTTTGTATCTGTTAAAGATGCTGTTGTTGAAGCGAAGGACGCTATTGCGCGCACAGATAAGAGTGCCAAATTTATCGTCTTAGATGTTGAGAAAGACACTATTGATTCTTGCGGAACAAAGAATTTGGCAGAAGCATCTCAAGCTTTCATTGACACATTAAGCAAAGCAGGATTTAAAACTGGTTTCTATGTTTCTCACGAAATCTACAAAAAATACAATCTAGACAAAGTAAAGGCAGATTTCTTATGGTTGCCTCGCTACGGTGCAGACAACGGTACGAAGAGTAAGAAACCTGACTATCCATGCGATCTTTGGCAATACACACAAAAAGGGAAAGTTGCTGGTGTATCAGGATACGTTGATTTAAACGATGTTAACGGTTCTAAACCTCTTTCTTGGTTTGTTGGTGGATTAGTACCGAAGAAAGAATCTTCTGTAGTGGCCTCCCCTGCAAGTAGCTCTAAAGAAAAAGCAATCGGGGAAGCTGTTATAAAAGTGGATTCATTAAATATTCGAAGCAGTGCCAGTTTAGATTCAAAAGTTGTTGGTACTGCATTGAAGAATCAGAAGTTTCCTGTATATGAGAAAAAAGATTACTTCTTGAGAATTAACAAAGGGAAATGGATTTCAAATAAAGATGGTAAATACGCAACTTATAAGTCAAATTCAAGTTCTGGATCGTCTTCTAAACCATCTTCGTCTACTACATATAAAGTTGTAAAAGGAGATACACTATGGGATTTATCTAAAAAATTCAAAACGACCGTAGGCGCTATCAAGAGTTTGAATGGGTTGAAGTCAGACACTATTTTAGTTGGACAAACTTTAAAAATTCCTGGGACTTCTAAAACTTCTAACTCTCAAGCAAAGTATCATACCGTTGTAAAAGGAGATGTAGTTTCTAAATTGGCCGTTAAGTATGGAAGTACAATTGATCAAATTAAAGCATGGAATAAACTTGACAAAAACTATACGATTTATGTCGGTCAGAAACTAAGAGTTAAATAATTAAACTTGAACAAAAGGGCTTGAAAAAAGGGGTTGCAAAAAGAATAGAGGAGGAAGCCAGAAATGAATTTCTTAGAATTGCTATCAGATACAGCTTGGTTAACAGCTATCTCGGCTATTCTAGGTTCTGTTTTGACATACTTTGCAACAAAGACGAATAACAAAAAGGAAATGTCAATCAACGACAGAATGCAACTCTCTAAAGACCAATATCAACTTATAGCTGAATTACGTGCAATGATGCAAGAACAACGAGACGAAATTGATCATTTAAGAGAAGAGATTAAGCAGTTACAAGAGGTAAATGTTAGCTTGATGATTGAAAACAAGGAATTACAAGTTAAGATTAATGCATTAAATAATAGACTATCATCATTTGGTAGTTAAGAGGAGAAGATAAAGATGGAAATGTTATATGACCAAATTTTAAACTTAATAGCACTTATTATTGCTGGATGTGTTGGAGTAGTTACTCGGTATGTTGTTAAATTTCTTAAAAAGAAAGGCGTTATTGCAAAATTGGAAACTCATAAAGAGTTGACAAAAATTGTAGTAAATGCTGTTGAACAAGCATATAATCATTTAGACGGAGATAAAAAACTCGAACTTGCGAAGTCAGAATTAGAGAAAGTAGCAAATAGCAAGGGATTAGCAATTACACAAAAAGAAATTGAATTGCTGATCGAGTCCACTGTAAAAGAAATGAATAAGGCAATTAAAGAAGAATTGTAAGAAGTAGACCTCCCTTGAGCGTGCGAAACTTATAGGGAGGTTTACCGCATTCACCTTCGAGCCAGCCCCTTTTGATGGGTCTGCTTTGTGTATGCCCCGACTGTTGGCGCAGTCGGGATTTTTTGTTTTGAAGCTCTAATGATTACTTTAACTTTGATTTAATCATTACACAAATTATATAACATGTCAATATTTAATTAGATATTTTAATATCAATCTGCAACTTTTCCTCAGAATCTTTTATTTCCTCAATCAAAATATTTAACCTTCTTATAATTGCATCCGCAGAGTATTCCCCATTAAGTTCAAAGTTAAATGTTTTTCCGTTGGCAGATATACTAGAAGAGTGATTAACTTTTTCATTTGATTCCTCATTAGTCACAGAAATAACATCTTTATTAACAGTTTCAACTAGACTGTTTTCAGTTGAAGGTTTCTGAGATAAAGACAGCTTATTAGCACGTTTCTTACTACTCTTTTTATATTGATATTTCAGATTATAAAAATAATCAACATTTGAGCCTTCCCAACTATCTACTAAAGAAGCAATGCTATGTTGATTTTCCATATATTTATTAAATATGATCATTTGCTGATCTCTATATAAAGTTTTAAACTTATCAAAGTCCATATAGTTATTTGGTTGAGAGAGAACTTCGTTTAATTCATCTTCGGATAAATTTGTTTTTTCAATATTACTTGTTCTCCCTAGACCATTTCTCGGAATATCTAGCTTATCTAAAAGTTTATAATATGTGTTGTGGCTAATTCCTAGACCTTCTATTATATTATGGATTTGATAATTTTCTCTCCAATGCATCATTAACATTTTCTGCTCTTCTTTTGACTTATTCTTCAAATCATAATAGTTGATTATTTCATTCATATTAAACACCTCGACTTTGCCGTTAAGTTTCTTCCGTTCTGAGTTATTCATAAATAAATAAGGAGTTCTTAAAGCTTGAGATATACCACCTCTTCTTGTGGATGCGCGCGCAAAAATATTCTTTCCTATTCTTTTCTTCTCACGAATCTCTTCATTAAGCATCCTTTTTACATTCAATCTATATCAACTCCAGAACATACATACTCATTCATTATCATTGTATATTATTAGTGAGAATAATGAAATAAAAAAAGAGAGGGAAATGATCCCTCTCTTTTTTTAATATATTCAGGTTGCATTTCTTTCTGTAACTTTAAAGGATGCATTATCTGCTTTAACATATGCTGATGCACTAACGCCTATAGCCCCTAACAATAGGACAGCACATACTAACAATTTAATTTTCATGTAATAACCCACTCCTTAAAATTTGTCTTCTTGCATTGTATGCAACACGGTAAAACTCACATGCATCATAAGCCTTCTCTTTAGACTCTAAAATCTTTGCCGCAATGATACCGTAGTCTTCCACATCTGCATACAAGCCATTCTCGTTGAAGAACTTGAAGGTCTCTCTAACTAAGTCTACGTCATGAATTAAATACAATCCTTTTAACATTTCGAACTTTGCAACATCATAAGCATTGCGAGCTTTTTCAGCAAACTCTTTTCCTTCAAGATAAAGATCATTAGCCGACACTCGCTCAGATTGTTTTGCTCTAACAAAAGCCAGATTAAATAAAGCTTTTGAAGTGAAAATATGATTAATCTTTTTGTATGCAGTTAAAGCTTTCTCTAGATGATTGGATGACTTTTCAAGTTCTTCAAGCTGATTATAACATATTCCAAGATTCAAATGCGATGAGCCAATTAGATGATCTATCTCCATTTTCTCTGATTCGTTTAAAGCTTTATTCAAACTTGGCAAAGCTTTTTCAGGAATCATTTGATCTCGGCAATTACCAGAAAATATAAATTGGCATCGAACTCTGTGCTCTCCATAAGTGTCATATTTTTTATAAATATCGTATGCTTGTTTAGCATAGTTCATCGAGAAGAATGTTTGTTTCATGTGATAATACACTTCTGATGTTTTAAAATAGAAGTCCGCTTTTTCTAGATCGTCACAATCAAAAGAGTGAAGTTGAATCTCAGCGTTTTTATAATAAGTGAGGGCGTGTAGTAACTCTTTCTGTCTAAAATGATACATACCAGCAAAGAAATTGTAGTAGTATTCAAGCATGCCCTCAAGGTTCTTTAGTTTTCTTAGCTTTCTAAATTCTTCAAAACGACTATCAAGATCGCCTCCACTCGAACACATATAATCAAGTTGTAACTTGTGCCTGAAATCTAATAGGGAGTAATAAATTAAAGCATCTTGGTTTTCTTCCATAGAGTCTATCTCTTCTTTAACTTCATTCTTTATTTTTTCCGCTTCATAAGTCCAATTATTTTTTAATGCTGTATACCAAAAATTCATTTTCGTTGTTACCAAATCATAAGGTATTACATCGCTATTCTGCAAATCGTTAAACTCCTTCCACTTTAAATTCCCGTTATTTTGAATTATAGCACAACAAAGGAATGTTATGGAAAGTGTTTGTAAGAATTTTTTAAAATATGACAATAAAAGACGGTCTTCTAACCGCCTTTTTTATTTCTCAACTATAGGTTTCTCAAACTCTATCAAATTATTCTTTATTAAGTATGTCAAAACCACTGCAAAGCTATCAGACTCATCTTCATTAGCAAATTCAATGTCAACAAAATTATTTTTTATGATCTTCTGAACTTGAGCTTTGGTCGCATTCCCTTTGTATATAGCCTCTTTTACCGTTTTTGGTGGATAATAAATCTGATTAACATCACTGAATAGAAGATTTGTTACTCCATGAACCCTATATATGGTCTGAGTAGCCGCATTAAATCTCGAAAATCCACGTTCTATAGTTACAATTGCAGGTGGATATGATTCCTTAAGATTATTCAACCAATTATATATCTCTTTTAGCTTAATCGCGTTATGATACTGATCTTTTTTCTTTTTGATTTTATCTGTGTTTACACTTCCAATAAAGACAAACTCTTGCTTTTCTAAATCATAAATTGTACACCCTGTGCAGGAGAGTGACAGGTCAAGTCCGTATATATAGTTTCCCAATATGGTTCAACTTTAAGATTAGGTGTGAAGTGTTTGTGTTTTGCTTTTTTTCATATAATTGGTTGTATGCAATTTGACGATTCGTCATAAGTACAACCTCCAACAAAAATTACTAGGCAGAATTAATCTACCTAGTAATTATTATATCATTATTAATTCGTTTTGTTAAATTATCTATTACGTTTTAAGCTTTTTCTGACAAGCTGACACTTGTTAAGATGAAGCTCTTTAACGTTAGGATTAGGCTTCCATTTTCCATTTTCGTTTTTCCAACCATATTTCTCTTCAACATCTAAAACTTTAATAATATCCCCTTCGTAGAGTAACTGGTCATCAAACGTCCAAAATTTCTTTTTGTTTACTTTAACAACAAATTCTCGACCAGTTTTGATCTGATAAAGAGTAACTTTTGGAGTATACTTTTTGTTAATGTCTAAAACCAGCGCATATCTTCCATCCACATTGCTCCATGTAGAAGATGCATATCCGAGACTATCCTTTTCAAAAGCAATCTGATCATACAGGTCAATTTTCTGCGGTGGATTACTCCTAACCGCTTCTTCGTATTCTTTCAGATTTTTTAGTCGTTGAATCTTTGTTTTCTCTAAAAGACCTGCATCGTATTTCAAAGGTTTCTTAATTGTTTTCTCTTTCTCAGTTATAGTGACTTGACCTGTTTTTTTATTCTTTTTCTCTTTTCGGTCAATCACAATTTGGTCATCAAATTCTGGGTATAATTCAATGTTTGCTTTTTTCTTCCCTGACATGCAGAGGTATAATTCCAACAGGACTTCTTTCTCTCCGAACTCTCTAAAGAAATCGAGGCGGATCAATGTTTCCATTTGACGACTGTCTACAGAAGTTTTAAAAATGTCAACCAACAATGATACGAAATCATTCTTATCATAGTCTTTATCTTGGGCTAACTTATAAAGTTCTTCTGCAACTTTTCTATTCAAATATTTGATAGATGCAATTCCTTTATAGATGTTCTGCTCTTTTCTATTGAAGTTGTAAAACGCTCTTGATTGACCAAATTGTATCGGCTTGATTTCAACGTCCATTTTTTTAGCATAATTAACGATTTTTGTTGTCTTATCTTTATCATCATCTTGAATATTTAAGATGGTTGTTAAAAACTCAAGTGGATAATGATATCTTAAATAAGCCCCAATATATCCGATATAGCTATATGGCTGTGAATGGTTTACAGAGAATCCATACCGACTTGCATCGTCAATTACCTTTAGAAATGATTCTAAAATCTGCTCAATGTGCTCCTCAGATTCATTATATTGTTCTTTCATATGAGAAATAAAACCGTCATGAATCTTAGGCAATAATTTTTGTGTTCCTTCTTTCTTTGCAAGTCCACGCCGAACCGTGTCAGATTCCGCTCCAGTATGTTTACAGAAGTCTGTAAGAAAGTTCATAATCTGTTCTTGGAAAATAAGGTAGCCAAGAGTAGGTTTTAATGCCTCGTTCAAAGCTGGATGTCCATTATCTTTTGTCTCCCCAGCCGCGAGGTTATATCTATAGCTGTCACCAGATGGCCTTATTGCTCCATTAGCCATTGATAATAAATCAATATAGTCGATATCTCCAATATTATTCTTTATCCTATTCAAGGTTTCGTCACTAAACAACTGTTTAATATAGGCATGTGCAGAATCAGATTCAAGTTGGAATACTCCAAGAGTCGAATCACGAAGTGACTTCCACACATCCATGTCTTTAACATCGACATTGTCTGGAGTAAGTCTTTCGATATTTGCAAGTTTGCATGTTTCATTGATAAGTTCAATATTTGCTAAACCTAAAACGTCTAGTTTGACATAGTTTTCACCATCAAGTTCTTTCATATTAACCGCAGTAACACGATATTTACTCTCTTTTGTATATAATGTTGAAACGTTTGTCGCCAAATCAATAGGAGACACGATAAATCCAGAAGGATGACTTCCCATAGATTCGATTACGCCGTTCATTACATCAACATATTCAAATAGCTCAGGGTATTTATGTCTATAGCTTTCATCAATTCGATCTTTTCCGTTAAATGTTTCTACAGCCTTGGCAATTGTATCAACCTCTTCTAACGGCATGCCTAATCCTTTTCCTACGAGGCGGATCGATCCTTTTAAAGCTTTAGTGTTAAAAGTGACGATTTCAGCAAAATCAATTCCATCAAGACTAGCAAGATAATCGATTACTTCCTGTCTTCTAGATGGTGGAAAATCAATATCGATATCAGGAAGAGAGATACGGTCTGGATTCAAGAATCGGAAAAAGTTCAAATTATGCTTAATTGAATCCATCTCTGTAATTCCTAATACATAGGCAATCAAGCTTCCATTTACCGAACCGCGTCCATATCCTTGATAGATATCATTATCGTGACACCAGTCAATAATATTTTTTTGTAAAAGCATATAATCAACAGCATTAAGTTTTACATAGGTGTCAAACTCTTCTCTAATCCTATCGAAGTAATCTTTTTTCTTTTCACTTGGGAACTTGTCAAAACCTCGTTTCTTAACACCTTCATTTATTTTTTGTTGAAAGACTTCAATAGGGTTCTCGTATAACTTTGGATATTTCGGAGTTTTATCCAAAGTAAACTCCTCGACCATATCTGCCATTACATTAGTGTTATGTATAGCTTCTAAATATACGTTACGTGGCAATGCTCCTTGTCTTTCAAACATCTCAACTAATTCTGGATAGGATTTCATTGTTAAATCAAAAGAGTCTTCATCTCCATAATTAGCACCTTTTGATTTTAGAAATAGCTGTCTTGCTTTTGCGTGCTCAGCGTTTAATGCGTGTGTATCAGTTCCAGCGATAAGAGGGATGTTCAGCTCTTTTGATAGTCGTAAAAGCATCTGATTAAATGCTATCTGATCTGGATGACTGTGATATTGAATTTCAAAAAACATTCGATGACGATTTTTTGCCATCCAGTTCAACATATCCTCAAACTCATTATTGATTGCAACTGCCTCTGTTAGCTTGCCAGCCTCTTCTAATGCGTTATATTTACTATACATTCTCCAGAGTGGGGAAGCCAAGCATGCAGAAGTCATAATAACATTGTCAGATGTAGCCTTTAATTCATCAAAGGTAATCCGAGGATTATAATAAAAATGACCATCTTCACGATTAAATGATTGAGATGTCAATTTATTGATCTCCAATACACCTTCGTAATTTTTAGCAATTAACATGTAGTGAAAATTGTCGCGTTCTAAAATCAGTTTACCAGTAGGATTCCCGTCTGCGCCTTCTTCTATTTTAATCTCTTTAGTTAAATAAATTTCATTTGCGTGTATGTATTTCATTCCAGCTTTTTCAATCGCTTGCTTCTTTTTGATCCAATTCATAACGCTTCCATGTTCTGAGATTGCCAGAGCATTCATTCCTAGTTTTTCAGCATAATCTATGTAATCTTGGTATTTTGTTACACTGTCTGCCCCTGTACCAGCCGTAAGGTTACTAATGTCAGAATGGTCATGATACATCACATAATTATCCACGTACATCACTCCTAATTAAATCGTTAACTCTTTTCTCAACTACTTCTGTTAGTTGTAAATAAACTTCATCTCCAAATGTTTTATGCAACTTTTTTAGATCGTTAATTGCATCAAGGCATTCATCAATCGATTCAATTAAGTCATATCTAACTACATCACTGTCGTTTACACCTTTTAT